TTAGGAATTACTAAAAAATTTAGTTTTTCTTTGTACCACCGAAGGTTACACGAGTCTGCCTTTCTTGTGAGATTGGCATACTTGGGTGCTGTTCCTTCAGAATATCGTGTTTAATAGCTTCTTCTTTAGCTTCGTTTTGCTTGTCATAATAATCTTGACGAGCTTTCGCGATTTCCTCTGGTATCCTAGCCAGCACTAGGCCTCCTACTCCGATCATTCCTGCGTATTTGCCTTCCTTCATAACTGGATAATCTTCTTCCGGATATTCATCAGCTCTTACGAGCTCGTATCCTGATCTTATCATAGCTGCCATATTCTTTGTATCATCAAAGCCCATGACTTCATGTCTTATCCATCTATGTCGATAACCAGCCGGCGCATTCGGTGCATCGAGAGCTGAGGGTGGAGCCCATACTACTTTTTTAGCTGTTTTAGCTTTAGTTTGACTCGCACGTGAAGTTTTTTTATCGTCTGTTTCCATATGCTTATGCTCCTTCCGTGATTTTTAATTGTTTTGCATAATCTTCTAGTGGCACCCCTAATCTTTTAGCAATTGCTACCTGTGAGGGTGTGAGTTTGACAGTTTTTCTGCGTCCTGTGAAAGCTGAACGTTTCGCTGATGCTACATTCTGAGAAGGTTTTTCTCTTTCTGTAGAAGTTCCTTCCATCTTACCAAATTTGTGAGGGAATTCAAGTCTTATTCTTTTATCCACTTCACTATAATAATCATTTGATTTAGGATCAAAACCTTCTTCATCTACAAGCTTTTTATGTATATCAAAAGCCGTGTAAGTCATAGCAGAATCGTTACCAAACCAAGTATTTTTAACTGCCCAGTCTTCTGCTTTAGGATCAGGAGTAACTTGTGGCCTATATTGTTGAGGCGTAATCTTAACATCCTTCTCTTTAGGTTTTGAAGTTTCAGCTATTTTTAAAGCATTCAATCTTGCTGCATCCATTGTTAGAGTAGCAATTTGCTCTTGTGCGGTAACTTGTCCATCAACGTTTTGAGATTCAATAGCAATTTTTAAAGCCTGTTTAGCAGCTTTCATATTAGTTTTAACTCTGCTTTCAAATTCAGAAACGTAAGATTTATCTAATCTAGAAAATTTACTTTCTAAATCTTCTTTATCTCTTTTTACTGATTGAGCGTAAACAACAGCTTCTTCTTTTTGTCGTTCTGCTTCACGCATTTTACGAGTTAGTTTAGAAATACGTTTTTGAACGCCTTCACTATATTTTTCTAACTCTTCTTTTTTCTCATCCTTTGGTTCTTCTTCAACCTCTCCACCTTCTTTTTTTTCTTCGGGCTGTTCTACTTCCTCAACCTCTATCTTCTCTTCCTTGGGTGCTTCCGTTTTTTCCGGTTCACCTTTTTCATCTAAATTAATTTCAGTTGCTTTTTCGTCAGCATCACCTACATCAATTAGATCTCCGTATTTGTCTGCTTTTTTTTCTTCTTGTGGCATAGTTCCTTTCCTATGTTAAATAAGATGAAGAACAGCTTCAGGATCTTTAATCGTTCCTAAAACTTCATCATCGTTTAGTAGTCGAACTTCTCCACCTTCTATTGGTAATCTTGAACCCGCATAGCGAGCAAAGATAACCCAATCTCCTTTTTTGCACCAGGGTCCTGATGTAAATTTCTTCTCTGAATAACATAAAGGTCCCATTTTTAAAACATAGCCACAATTTGTAGCTATTCTTAATTTATCTAAAGTTTCTTGTGCAATTAAAATTCCACCTTTAGTTTTATCTTTAGGTGTAAAAGGTAAAACTAAAATTCTCCAACCCGAAGGGTTAGGTAATTGATCAGTGTTTGTAATATTGTCGGGATGTAAAGGTTCTTTTAAATTTTTTGATTCTTCTTTGTATTTGTCTTGCAAAGCAGGTTTATGCTTTGGGACGTCCTTTTTTAATGTCGACGACGTTTCCGCCTGTGTCATGTTGCTCCTTAGCTTTTAGCAGGTTAGAGATTTCCTGTAAGGTTAATTGTACGGCATGTGCCTGTCCTAATAAATACTTATATTTTTCGTGATTGTCAACCCCACTACCAGTTAACATAGCATCGCCGATCGCTTGTAAATTTTCTTTAAGTCTCTTTTGAATTTTATTAATTAAAATTAAGTCGTCCACTATTTGATAGCTGCGCCGCCACCTGTTTTAGCGAGACCCATAGACTTGACATGTTTATTTGTACTTCCGCCGTGTTTCAAAGCAATTCCTTTGCCTCTTTTAGCAATTCCACCGCCTCGAAGACCACTTATAATTCTTCTTTTTTCATCTCGAAGATTTCTTCGTCCTCTTCCAGTAAATGCTCTTTCAGCGTCTACTCTGCCAAGTTCTTCTAGTCTATTCATTCTGCTTGTATTGTATGCCATAATTATCCTCTTTTTCTAGCCATTTTTTTAAAAGTTTTAGCTAAGTTATATCTTTTAGATCCAGGAGGACAGGTTTTGCTTCCAAATTTTTTACCTGTGCAAACTCCCTTAGTTCCTCTAGCTTTAATAGATGCGTCAACTTCTTGAATCCACTTTCCACTTTTAGCTCCAACACGACCACCTTTCGCATAATCATAACGTTCTTCGCGACTAGCCATGATTTCATTTTTATTCATAGCCGTGGAATTATAAAAAGTAGGCATTATCTATTTATCTGACCAGATTTTTTAGCCGCCGAACCAAATTTTCCATAAGACTCATCAGCCGAAGCTCTAAGTTGTTCCTTAGTTCTTGGCTTTCTAACTCTCATAGCAATGGATTCGTCTTTTCTAGCTTTGTATCCTTGTTTTTTAACAGAGCCAGCTTCCCCATAAGGAAATCTGACATCTGATCGTACTCCATTTTGTCTCATATTTTTTTCCTCTTAAGTATAATACTTAGTTTTTTTGCGTCTGTCACTCATTACTTTACCACATCCCCTTGCAATTGCAACACGGACAGGTCCACCCTTTTCGTAATTTTTTTCCCACCTCTGCGCAATTTCGGGGTGGTTAGCATGTAGATATTTTCGTTGTTTTTCTGATTGAAATGGCATTATTTTTTATTTGATTTCCCATTTCTAAAAATTTGAGTTCCCTTAATACCAAAAATGCTCGCGCATACTAAAACCCAAAGTGAAGTAAACCACGTCGGAAGCTGCTGGAAATGCTCAAAGAAGAGTTTAACCTTCTCCATCGCCGCCGGATTGTCACTGAAAACCCCCCAGGCCAAAATAATTATCGGCGCCGAGAGAATGATCAAAACGAATTCGTCCTTGAGATCTGTCTGTCTAGCTTCTAGTAATTTTCCCTGGTAAGACTCCTCACCACGGGCTTGTCGTTCTGCATGCAATAATTGTGCATCGGACATAGCAACTTTTGCTCTTTGTCTGTTGGCATAAATTTTACCACCAGCCTGCAAAGCTATTTTTGCTAAACCAAACCAGGCCATGTTAGTACCATTTAGCTTTAACTGGTTTTTTATCTGCTCTCATACGTTTTGTACCTTTGACAGTAACCGTTTGAGTTTCAACAGGATTAGGAGCTTCCATTTTAACGCCCCCTGTTTGGTAACCATCTTTACCAACACCTAATTCTTTTGTAATCTTAGGTGCATCAACATATCCTGATCCTCTTTGCCAATCTTTACTCATAATTATCTCCTTTTTCTATTTATACTTACTTTTTCTTAAAATTTCTACCAAAATCATGACGTTTACTTTTATCCGCCATTCGTTGTTTTTGTAGAGATACTCCTGCACGCAATTCAGCTAATTCTTCGTTCTGTTCTAGCTTTTCATCGTGTTGTTGATCTCCTACCATCACCTTCATCGTGTCTAAACCGATTCTATCTTCATCATAGTCCTTTTTACGTTCATTATCCATCGCTCTAAGGTCTAATTCTCTTCCTTTTAGCTTCATTAATGGATCTCCACCATAACCACCGGTAATTTCGTTTTCTTCTTTAGCATAATCAGCTGTTAATTCAGCAATGAGGACTGCTTTTCTTGCTTCAATCTGGTTTGTTAACTGTTGAATACGTTGTTGTGCTTGCATTGCCTGTGGATTTTGTTGCATCGCTTTTGGATTTTGCATCATTGGGCCTATTTGTTGTTGAAGTGTTTGTAATTCTTGTAATTCTTTTACAAATTCTAATTGTACCTGTTCTTGTGCCATAAAAGAAATGTGTTCTAAAATATTTTTTTGTATTGCCACCATAACCTGTGGATTATTTTGCACCATGTTTAAACTCATAAAATGCAAGTGAGCATCAATGTGCGCTTTATGGTCTTGTCCACCAAAAGCTTGAAAAGGTTTATTCGACATTGCTACAATATGCTCTAATGCTGGATCCATTGGAATCGGTTTTAACGGCGCCGGTAAAATCGCATTAATATTTTTTACACCAACCGCTTCATACATACTTCGGTACGCTTGATATAAATTATGAAGTTGTGGATTCGATTGCGCTAATTGCAATTGCATTTGCGCCATTGAAATTCTTTGTGTTTGAGAAAATATATTTGGATCGGCAACCGGTAAAATATCTACTCGGTCATCAAAGTCAGAAACTTTAATTTCTTTTCTCGCATTTGGAACATCATAAGGATAAACCGGAGGTAAATAAGTTTTAAAAACTTCTGCCAATAATTTAAATTCTTGTTTTAAACCCACATAGATTCTTTTATGAATCGCTGACATTACTCTTGATCCGCGTTCTAACAATGCAACCGTTGTTCCGACAGCCGCTTGTTGGTTCATATCGCCTACTTGATTATCTGCGATGCTCGCGAACCGCTGACCTGCTTGAACAACAATTCCCATCAATTGTAATAATGTTTGTGATGGTTCCTTGTAAGGAAGTTGCATAAACGCATCTCGAATATTGCCTCCCGGAGCGTCGACATCTCTAAATTCTCCAGGCTGTAAAGGTTGTGCATCATCTCGAACTCTTATGCCTCTCGTTTTAAATCCTGCGGGTAAATTAGCTAACGTTCCAGCATCTAAGAGTTGTCTTAATGCAGAAGTTGCAGTTCTAGATAATCCACCAATCATGTGAATTAAACCAAAACCATAAAAACCTAATCCTGGTAAAAATTTAAAATGAACAAAATAATTTGTTTTATTTTTTAAAGGATCATCCAGTTTATAATTTCTTCTAATGGATAGAACTTTAAAATTAGCTTCATCAACGGTTACTACGTACGGTAATTTAATTCCTGTCGGTTCTCCATCTTCACCTACATCTTCATAACCTTCTAAATCTAAATTGGTATGAACTTCGATTAAAGTATAAATATCGTCTTGTTTATCTTTGGTAATTCCTTCAAGTTCATGTTCTTTTTTCTCTAATTCATTTTCAGTAATTGGAGGTTCCCCTAAATCAATATCTTTATAAAATCCTGAAACCTGTTGTTTACGTAAATCATTTTTAGACACTTTAATGACATGAATCACCGCCTCTGCATCTTCCAAAGAAGTCGCTGCATAAGGTACTATTAAGTCATCCGCAGGGATAAACTTAGAAACGGCTCTACCTAAAAGTTGGTCATAATAAACTTTCTTGAATGTAGAGCCGGCCAGGGGTAAATAAAAAAGCATTTGATCAAACTCAGGTTCATATTCTTTCATTTGATCCATAAGTTGATAATTCATAAAATCTTTTACACGATGGGCTTGATCTTGTTTCGCTTCGTTCACATCTCCTAAAACCTGTGCTCGAACCGGTCCATCAGCGGGTAATAATTCTTTATAAGCGGTTGCTTGGAATTGAGTAACGGCTTCAGCGAGTACTGGGTGAGTAACGCCTGACGCTCCTCTAAAAGGTTCTGTTCTTCTATCGTATTTAAATCCTAAAAGACCTAAACCTTCTCGGTAACTATCTTCCCAATCTTTTCTTGAATTTCTATAATCTCTATAATCGTCGGTAAGTTGAACCCCTAAACCATCTAAAATGTCGTCGTCTAAAAATTCTGCTAAATTAGAATAGTGATCTTCTCCTCCTTCAGGCGAAGCTGCAGATGGATTAAAAGAGACTTCTGCGCCTCCTTCTTCCGTCATTTCTATTTCAACGGGTTTTCCTTCCGCATCAACTTGTTGAACTTTTTCTTTGATTTCTTCTTCAACTTCCACTTCTCCTGGAATATCAACGGTAGTTTTAGTATTAGGTAATGGTTTGTCTATTTTAGCCATTTGACTATTCTATACTCTCTTATTGATTGTTTCAACACCTGAAAAGACTGTATCTCTATACTTGAGTGTTGTCAATTTCTTCTCGGTTGAAAAGGTTATATACAAAACCTTCTTTCTGTTTATATTTTTGATATTGATCGTAAGCGGTTAAACCTGTGCTTAATGCTAATCCTGGTAAACCTAAAAATCTAGTTGCTCCTCTAATTAAACCTGGACTCATTCCCAGTCTCATAATGGAAGCTAACTTGCCAGATTTTTCTGCCATACCCGCAGCTTTCGTTAAAGGATCCATTGTTGCTAACCCTAACCAGTTCAATGGATTTTTAGCAATCTCTTCTGGAGATTTTCCTTCCTCAATTTCTCTACCAATGAAATATGCATCCATTGCAGCTGTAGGTAAAGGTAATCCTAAATGCGCTAAAGCTTTTCCAGTTTTTCTTAATATTCCCGGAGCAGCTTCTCCAACTTTAACAGGCATAGGATTATCTTGAGCCCAAGCCTTAATTTGATTTTGTCCAACTATTTCTGATGGGTTGCCAGAATCTACAAAGCCTCCTAATACACTATCCCATTCTAATACTCCTTTCGTAGATTTAACGATACTGTCATCCATTACTCCTTTTTTCAAAAGATTAAGATCCCATTTAGTTTTAAGTCTGCCGGCTTCTTCCATTTGTTTTAATTTATATCTTGGAATAACTTTATGATGTGGGGATGTAGTAACACTTTGTTTATAAGGTTTCCCCATTCTAGCTGATTCACTCCATTTAACATTTGCTTTATTAACTCTAGCTTTATATCTGTCAATGGCTTCTAATTCAGCGGGAGTTACATCGACATATTTCATTTGGCCGGGACGTGATAAATAGCCAGCTGCATGGGATTGCTCAGGAGTAAACCATTGACCGGATAACTTATCTTTTTTCATCTCAGCTAGTGTAGTTCCAAAATGTTTAGCACTATCTTTCGTAGATTTAATATTTCTTTGTGGGAAAGACTCGCCTCGAAATAAACGAATTAGTTTTTGTGAATCTTTGTTT